GATTATTTTCTTACAGATAGATACGAGCGTTATTTAAATAATAATTTTGGAGCTAATTTGAGGGCTTTTATTTTTGAACAAATTAATAACGATAATTTATCATTATTAAAAGAAGACATTCAATCTAAAATTAATCAATATTTTTCTAATATAAATGTTACTAGTTTAGAATTAAATTCTCTCCCAGACACTAATGAAATTACTGTTAAATTAACATATAATATTCCCAACACTAATATATCTGATAAGATAGAAATTACTTTTTAATAAATGGCTGATAAAAAAGATATAAAATATTTAAACCGCGACTTTAATTCATTTAGAGCCGCCCTCATAGATTATACTAAAACATATTTCCCTACCACTTACAATGACTTCAGCCCAGCATCTCCTGGAATGATGGTTATGGAAATGGCAGCATATGTTGGTGATGTGTTATCATTTTATTTAGATAATCAAGTACAAGAAACATATTTACAATATGCTAGACAAACAAATAACTTATTTGAATTAGCATATATGTTTAATTATACTCCTAAAGTAACAGGAGCCGCAAACACAACATTATCAGTTTATCAATTATTACCTTCTAAATTAAGTGGAAGTACTTATATTCCTGATTTTGATTATACTTTAAAAGTAGGTAGAAATGCATCTGTAACTTCTACTTTAGTAGGAGTAACTTCATTTATAACCCAAGATAGCGTTGATTTTTCAGTTTCAAGTTCTTCTGATCCAACCGAAATAACAGTATATCAAATATCATCTGGTAATCCTACATTTTTCTTATTGAAGAAAGAAGTAGAAGCAGTGTCTGCTACTATTAATACTACAACATTCTCATTTGGTAGTCCACAACAATTTCCAACTGTAATAATAAACAATGATAGAATTATAGGGATATTAGATATAGTAGACAATGAAGGAAATGTATGGTATGAAGTTGATCATTTAGCTCAAGACACAGTTTACCAAACTATAAAAAATACTAATCCAAACGATCCAAATAATTTTCAAAATGTTGGTGATGCACCTTATTTATTACAATTAGAACAAGTACAAAGACGTTTTGTATCTAGATTTATAAATTCTGGTTCAATGCAATTACAATTTGGAGCTGGAACTTATAATGACGCGGATGAAACAATTGTTCCTAATCCTGACAATGTAGGTTTAGGTTTACCATTTGGACAAAGCAAATTAACAACAGCATATAGTCCTACTAATTTTATATTCACAAATACTTATGGTATTGCTCCTTCAAATACTACTTTAACAGTAAGATATTTAACAGGAGGTGGAGCTTCATCTAACGTTCCTTCAAATACTTTAACTCAAATATCTGGAGATATCCAATTCTTAAAAAATAATCTTAACTCTACTACTGCAAATACAATATTTGCTTCTTTAGCTGTAAATAATTTGGAAGCAGCTAGTGGCGGTAGTGATGGTGATTCAATAGAAGAATTAAGACAAAATACTATATCTAATTATAGTACTCAATTAAGAACAGTTACTCAAGATGATTACTTAATTAGAGCTTTAAGTATGCCTCCTATATATGGAGACATAGCTAAAGCATTCATTGAACCTACAAAATTAGAAAACCTGGGAGTAGGTGAAATCCCTTCAGTACTAGATTTATACATTTTAACTTATAATTTAAATGGAAATTTAGATTCTGCTTCATCTACTGTAAAGCAAAATTTATCAACTTATTTATCTCAATATAGAGTAATTGGTGATTCAATTAGAATAAAAGATGCATTTATAATTAATATAGGTGTAAATTTCGATATTATTGTTTTACCTGATTACAACAACAATGATGTACTTAATAACTGTATTATAGCACTACAAGATTATTTTGCTATTAGTAAATGGCAAATCAATCAACCTATTATAATAAGAGATCTTTATATTTTATTAGATAGAATAGAAGGTATTCAAACAGTTAAAAATATTGAAATAGTAAATAAAGCAGGAACTAGTTTAGGATACTCTCAATATGGATATCCAATAGCAGGAGCTACTTATAATAATGTAGTTTATCCTTCATTAGATCCTTCAATTTTTGAAGTACGTTACCCTAACCAAGATATTCAAGGACGTGTAGTACCACTATAAATTTAAAATAAAAAATGGCAGTTTATAAAATATTTCCTAGTAAAGACACAACATTATACTCTCTATATCCTGACAAAAACACAGGACTAGATTCTATATTAGAGATTTACAACAACACCCACTACACTAACCCATTATATATTTCATCAGCTGAAGTAGCAAGATCATTAATTGCTTTTGACACAGATGAGATAGTAGATGTTATAGATAATTTAATTAGTGGTTCTCAATGGCAATCAAATTTAAGATTATTTAACGCTAATACAACTGGAATAACTACTAATACAATTTTATTTATTCATCCTTTAGCTGAAGATTGGGCAAACGGAACAGGTAAATCTGATTATGTACCTGATGTAGAAGATGGAGCTAGTTGGAAATGGAAAAATTACAATGGTGGAACAGCTTGGGCTACTTCTTCTTTTGGATCCTACAGAACTGCTTCATTCTTACCTTCAAATCCTGGAGGTGGAGTTTGGTATACTGGTTCTTCAACTGGTTTACAATACACAGTTACTCAATCATTTGGAATTAGAAGCCCTAAAGATATTAATTTAAATATTAAAGATATAATTTCTTCTTGGTACTCAGCAAGTATAAGTAATTATGGAATTATATTAAAATGGAGCTCAAGTATTGAATACAACCAAAGTGCATCAGTAGAACCTGATATGAATTTATTTTCAATTGATACTCATACTATTTATCCTCCACAATTAGAGTTTAGATGGAATGATTATTCATTTAATACTGGGTCAAGTGGTCTTTCATTTATATCTTCTTCACAAATTGTAGCTACACTACCTAATAATAAAAATGCCTTTAATCAAGAAAGTATAGAAAAATTTAGATTAGACGTGCGTCCTCAATATCCCCCTCGTACATTCCAGACATCATCTTTCTATATAACTAATTATTATTTACCAACAGCATCTTATTATGCTGTTAAAGATTTAGATACTAATGAGTTTATAATAGATTTTGATACAACTTATACTAAAATAAGTGCTGATAATCAAGGTAATTATTTTAAAATATATATGAATGGTCTTGAACCTGAAAGATATTATAAAATTTTAATTAAGACTTTAATAAATGGAGAAACATTAATTTTAGATGATAATTATTATTTTAAAGTAATAAATGGATAAATTAAATTTAAATAAAACTGTTTTTGAAAGAAAACAATACACTAATGTAATTGATAATTCATTTACTCAATTAGTTCCTCCTCCAACAACTGTTGTTGAAGAAACTACCGAAAGTAAAGTAGATGCTTTCTTCAACCAATATCAAGAATTATTTTACGATATTCCTAAAACTGGAGAAACTAATTCACATGAATATCTTGTAAAACAAAGTAGTGAATATATAGATTATCAATTTATAGATGAAGATGTTCAAGCTTTACTAGATGAAATTTCATCTTTAAGACAAGAAAATTTAGACTTAAATCAACAAATAATAGACCTGACTACTAAAAGATAATGGCTAACAATATAGTAAACATACAATCTGTTAACCCAGATACTTTAGAATTTCAAACATATCAATCCTCAGACAGTGAATTAATATCTAGTTTTAATATTGAAGATATTGCGTTTACTTCTAGTTACAATAAAATTGAGTATTATGTTTTAGATGCTAATCAAAATATAATTCTTTCTAATTATGATTTTAAAGAATATAATTTAGAAAACAATTCTATAGTTATAGACCCTCAAACTAATTTAACAAACCAAGGATTTGATGAAGGACAATATTATACTCTTTATAATTTTGTATCTCCAATATTAAATTCATCCCCCACCAACACTTATTTTATATCAGAAATTAGTTCAGATAGAACTGAATTAAGATTATCTTCTAATACTTTAGATTCTCAAGCAATAGTAAATGGTTATAATGATTTTATAACTCAAAACGTTACTGAAAATTATTTCCCTGATTTTTATTTAAATTTTGGAGACAATAATTTACTTATTGCTAATAATATTTTATTAGTTAGTTCATCTATATTAATTAAATTATATGAACCTTTACCACCTCAATTTGATTTAAAAGCTCAATTGTGGGTTGTTAATAAATTATCTGATTCAATAGCTTATTTTTTAGAATTAATTACTGTATTAGATAACCCGGAAAATATAGTTAGTCTTAGAGGCCCAAATTTAAATCTTAATATAAAAGATAAAATAAATAACTCTACAGACTATACTAACTACAACACACTACAAACATCTTCATCTTCATCTTTATCTAATCAATTAAATAATATTCC